GTGGAAACACCGTCCACCAGCCCGGCATCCAGCGCCTGGCGACCGCGGAACACACGACCGTCGGCCATGTGATCCAGAACTTCTTGAGAGGAAACACCGCGGTGGTCGGCCACCGCATCCACGAAGAGCGTGTACACATAGTCCACGTCCGCCTGCACCACTGCGCGGGCTTCGTCGGAAAGCGGAGCGTCGTTCTGTGCGAGGCGCTTGTATCGGCCAGCCGTGATGCTTTCCGTGCGGTAGCGGGACTGCGGGTCGTATTCACGATCGACCACCACACCGATGCTGCCCACTGTGACCACCGGACCGCTGATGTACACCGCATTGGCGGCACTGCCGACCCAATACCCGGCGCTGCACAACTGGTTGTCGGTGTGCGTGACGAGAGGCTTCTGAGCAGCGGCCCAACGCACTGTGTCCGCGAATTCCGGCACCCCAACAACGTTGCCACCAGGCGTGTCCAGTGCAAGCACGATGCCGCGCACGCGCGGATCGGCCGCGGCGCTTTCGATCTGCTGGCTTGCGAGCTGGGTGCTAATGCCCCCGCTCACCCGCATGAACAGGTTGGCCTTTGGGGACATCACCCCTGACAGACGGAGCAAGGCAATGCCACCCGGCTCCAGCGTGTACTCCTGTTGCTCATGGGCCAGGGGCCTGCCAAGCCGCGCCTCGATCGCTGCGATGTCGATCTTTTCGCCCCGCAGGTGGGTCGCGTAGATACTCTGCAGCTCGCGCAGCATGTCGGGCTCAATGGCCCAGGCGCCCAGAATGAGGTCTCGCAAGGTCATGGCATCACTTCCGGGCTGGAGCAGTGCTGCTGAGGTTGCGGTTTACGTCGTTGAGCGAGCGCTGCAGCTCTTTGACGTCGCCCCGGATCTCCGACAGCGTTTCCTTGAGGCGGCCGTCCTGCTCACGTGCCCGGTCCACGGCCGCCGCAGACTGGGACTCGATCAGGGTCACGCGCTTGTCCAGAGCGTTGTAGGCAGAGAAGCCTGTGACCAGGAACCCCAGAAAGGTCAGCACATGGCCGAGATTGATGGTCGGGTCGAAGGCCACACGGCGGCGGTGGTGAACTTGCTCGGCCAGGGGTGTGAAATCGGTGCTCATGCGGTTTCTTTGTCCTGCTGGGTGGGGGGAATGTCCGGGGTGGATTGCGGTGCGGCTGCGCCTGCTTTGGGGACAGGCGCCATGCCGTCGGCGATCAGGCGCTCGTGCTCCATCAGCTTTTGCACGTAGGTGTCGTTCCAGTCACTGCCGAACAGCTCCCACTCGGCACGCTCACGGGTGAGCAGACGAGCGTCGATGGCTGCGACATAGGCGGCCACTTCGTCCTTGGGATTGATGCTGCCCATGCTGTCTCCGGGCCAGGCCGCCCGGGTGTAGGCCCAGCGCAGGATCGGATCTGCAAAGAAACCGACAGCCGGAATGCGGCCGATGGACACGGCCTCGGCCATCCAGGTCTCGAAGACCGGCTGGCAGAAGCTCTGGGACAGCCAGTAGCGCACGCTCCGGAAATACACCCAGGCATCGAGCAAGGCGGCCTTGCTTGCGCTGTAGCTGGCGTTGAACTGCTTGACCAGCAGCTCATAGGGCAACCCCAGCGCAATACCCATTTGCTTGATGACCGAATCGATGAACGGACCGAAGTTGGGATTGGGACGGCCTGGGTTCACGAAATGCGGCTTCTCGCCGGGAGCAAGCCCCACCACGCTGCCCATACCCAGGCCCACGTCCTGCTGTTGCCCCACTGCTGCCTGGCCGTCGAACACCGGGGCAGCATTGCCGGTCGGCGTTTCGATGAAGACGGTGAGGTAGGCCGTGATGACGGCAGCCATGATCTCGGCTTCGGTGTAGCGCGAGATCTGCTTGATGCTGTCGATGATCGGCGCGAGGTAGGGCACGCCGCGCGGCATGCCGGGCCGAAGCTTGCGGAAGTGGTGCAGCATGCGCTTACGGCCACTTGCCCCCACCCGATCGACCCACTGCCCGACATAGATGCCGCTGCCGGCAACTGGAAGGAAGCTCCCGGGGTGCTGGTCGTACACGTGGTAGGCCAGCGGCGCACCGCTGGGCGACAGCTTGACGCCCCCCGCAATGGTCGGCGAATCCAGTTGTCCCAGGGGGTTGCCGACGCGATCTGCCTCCAGCACTTGCAGGCGCAACGCATAGGGCTGGGTGGCCGTCCGCTCTCCATCCGGCAGCAGCGTGAAGCAATCCCCGCTTTCCAGCGTGGAGCGAAGCACCAGGGCTTGAAGCTGGTAGAAGTTGAGCTGTTGCTCAATGTCGCAGCTTGCGCTGTCGGCCCACAAACTGAACTCGCGCTGAACCAGCGCCTTCCACTCAATGGCCTTCTCTCGCGTCCAGCCAAGCACGGCCAGCGGAGGCTGGGCGCTGAGTGCGAGACCTGTGCCCACCACGCGGTCGACATTGGTGTTGATCGCACCCACGGCAATGGGCGAGGTGCGGGCAAGGTCACGGGACTGGGCGCGTTGGGTCGGCAAGCGGCGCAAGGTATCCGAACGTGCGTCGCGTGCTACGGCATTCCAGAACTTGCGCGCCATCCCCGGCGCGTTACCACCAAGGCTGGCGTCCGATGCCTCAACGCGCGTCAGATCCGGCATGGAGCTTGCCGCGGCGAGCTGCGCACGGGCGAGCACACGCTTTGCCGCCCAGGCTGGCGCTACCGCTGCAATGGCGCGGTCAATGGCGTTTGCTTTCATGGATCAGTACGGCCGCAGGCTGAACACGCGGCGTGTGCGCGGGGATGCCGCAGCCTCGAGCCGGGCGATCTCGGCGCTGCATTCACGGATACCGGCCTGCACTGTGGCCAGCTCAGCGCGCCGGTTACGACGGCCTGTGCTCGTGCCCCCGACGGTGTATTCCTGCGACTGCAGGATCCGACGCTCGGCGGCGATGTAGTCGGCCAGGCGCTCACGCCACTCCTGGATGGTGATCGCGCTCATGCCCAGCTGCCTCCACGCGAGGTCAGCGCCGCGACAGCCTTCTCGAACTCAGGCTGGAAGCGATCGAGCGCCACCTTCTGCACCACGCCGGAAAAATCGAGCCGCTTGTCGTAGCTGGGCGCATCGCTGGTGAAGATGAACAAAGCGCGGATGCGCTGCCCTTCACGGCGCCAGATCCCGTCGGGCCGATTGCCACCGTTGGGCTTGCCCACAAAAAGGTCATTGGCGAGCTTGCGCCCCCGGCCCGCTCGCTGGCCTTTCGCCCCGACGCCGCCACGGATGTTCTTCAACGCGGCCAGGATGGTGCGCACCTCCGCGCCCTTGACGTTGCCGCTGGCGTCCAGGCTGAGCCCAGCACCAGGCATGGCGAACTGATTGCTGCCCAACACGCCAGAGTAACGCATGGCGTTCTCCATGCGCTTGGTTCCACGCTGACCGCCCTCGACCTCGGGCTGCAGGTACTTCTCCTGGGCAATGCCCGTTCCGGTACCAGAGTCCTTCACCAGGACGCGCGCACTGAGCTTGTCCTTGGTTGCGGGCTCAATGCGAATGCTGTTGAGCGTGTAGGCCACGGGGTTACTGAACACACGACGCATTTCGTCGGGGAGAGCCGAGCGCTCGGCCAGCTTCGCGCACGCCGTGAGCGCAGTGGCCGCAGCGTAGGGCACCATGCGGGTGGGCACGTTGCCGATCTGCGCTGCGGCCTGGGCCAGGGTGGGCCCGCTTTGGCGGATGGTGAGCATGGGCGTGAACGCTCCAAAAGAAAGCCCCCGGGGCCTTTCGGCCGCCGGGGGCGGGCTTCACAACAGCAGGTTGCGAGTTATCGGGGTTCAGGTGACGGACTTTTGAGACTTACCTGAATTGGGGTGAATTTTGGGCCTTTTTGTCGGGTGCAGTCGAGCGCTAAAGTGTCGCCTCCACAGGCGACAAAAAAGCGCTTGACGATCACTTCTCCAGTGCGCTAGGTGCTTCCCGCGCGTGTTGCATGCTGGACAAACGCCCTTCTTCTTCGGCCAGGATGTGCTTCGAGGCCACGTGAATGCGCTTGCGGAAATCTGCCAGCACTGCATAGAAGTGCTGGCGGCCAATGCCCAGTGCCGCTGCCGCTGCCTTGATGGGCGCAACCCGGTGCACGTAGTAGAGATCGAACACGCGCTTGTCGAGGGCATCAGGCTGGCAGGTGTACGCAACGTGCAGTGCTGCCAGTTCGGCGCTGCAAATCGCGTCGGGGCCGCCCTGCTTGAGGGGACGCGTCCGGGTACCGCTGAGCTGCCCCAGCACGCTGCCCATGGTGGGCGGCGGGCCATAAAGGCGCCGGGTAGCCTTCCAGGCCACCCAGCGTTCGCAGAGTGCATCGAGGTCGCGCTGCTCCTCGCTCATCTCGGGCGTGGATTCTTGGACGTGCTGGGCTGGCGCGGGCGCTGCGAGGCGCAGAGCTTCCGGGTCGCGGTACTGGTCTTCGGTCATTAGATCCCCCTGGAGAGAATGCGGCGGCCCACCGGCTGGGCACGCTGCGCGGTTGGTGTTGTCGGCGCTGGGCTGGAGGCCATGGAAACCGGCGTCGGCGTAGCGGGTGCTTCGGCCTGTCCAGACGTCTGTACAGCTGCGGAATCTTGAGCAACAGGCGCAGGGTGGGTTTCCGGCGCTGCAGGCGGCGCGAAAAGATCGCCCGTTGGCGGGATCAGCTTGTCGCGCAAACGCTTCCAGTCGAGCGCGCTCCACTTGTGCAGGCCAAGCCGGTAGGCGATGGCAAGACCGTACACCGATAGGTCCAGCGGCTCATTGCGCGCACCGTTGGGCTTGACCCACTCCCGCACGGCACGGCCCTTGACGTAGCGTGTCCGGGGCTGCTCCACCACGAGTCCAGCGAACCACTCGGGCGGCAGCTTGTCGTGGAAGTGCATGGCCCCAGGGCCTTCTGTGAGGTGCATGCGGTTGAAGAGATAGTCCTTGGCCACGTCGGTGCCGACCATCCAGCGCTCCACGCCGCCGGGGCGCTTGCTACCGCCCCAGTCAATGTCAACCTTGCTGGGCGCGCTGCTGATGATGGGCCGGTTGGGTCGTGGCGAGCCACCGAGCACGGTGCAGCCGAGATGCGCGCGCGCCGCGCCATAGTTGTACACGTCCTGCGTGTGGTGACCGCCCGCGTCGATGCCGTCGGCACTGATCCTGATGGCTCGACCGCTCGCATGCAGCAGCGGAGTACGGCGGATCTCGTCAAGACGGGCCCACACGCTGTTCGGGTCGTCGGGCGAATCCGATGGCAGGCCTGGCAGCACGATGTAGTCGAGCACCCAGTGCTGCATGCCCGGGCCCCAGGCTTCGAGTTGGACTTCCAGCCGCGTGTCTTGCGTATCGGTGGCCATGGTGACCACCAGAGCCTCGTCAGGGATGACGCGGGGCGCATAGGGCTCTGCACGGTCTTGCAACTGCTTGGCGGTGGTGGTGGACTCGGTGTTCTTGTAGGAGAGCCCAAGGCGGGTGTTGTAGAACACCTGCATGCCTTCGTGGTCCCCACGTGAAAGCCGGTCCTTGGCACGGGCGAGTTGCCGGGCAAGCGACAGCCAGGTGATCGCGCCGATGGGCATGTAAAAGGCCGAGCAGGTGAAGCTGATGGTTTCGCCGTCGCCCTTGCTGGTGGCCACCCAACGCGCCTGGCCACCTGCATCCACGTCAGGCAGCATGGTGGTCTTGTGGTGCTCGTCGATCTCCGAGCCGCACTCTGGGCAGACAAACCAGGCCCGGTCCATGTAGCCAGTGTCCGGATCGCGCTGGTAATGGAAGTTTTCCAGCTCGAGTGCGTGCAGGTGACCACAATGCGGGCATGGCACGTGGTACTGCTCTTGCGTGCCCATGGCATACAGATCGTCGATCTTGCTGAAGCCCTCCACACTCGGGCTGCTGGTGTAGAAGAACTTGCAGTCGTTGGCGTACTGGGTAGCGCGGGCTTCGGCCAGCTCCACCGGATCGCCTTCGTCGTCGACGTTCAACTCCAGCCGGTCGATTTCATCCACATAGATGAACGGCGCCGACACTTCTGCCAGGTTGGCCGCTGAGCCCGCAGTGTTCATGTACAGGGTGGCATCGCCCAGGAAGTCCTTGGCCTGAACCGTGTTGCGGCTGTCGCGGCTCTTGGCGGTTGCCACGCGCTCGCGCAGCTCTGGCACGTTGCGAATCATCGTGCTGATGCGGGCTGAGAACCGCTTGACCAGCGTATCCGTGGGCTCCAGCGCCAGGATGTTGCGTGGCCGCCGGTGGATCAGCGATCCGATCCAGTTCAAGGCCGTCTGCGTCTTGAACATCTGCGACGCCACCTTGGCCACCACGCGCTTGCACGGATGGCCCGGCGAGAGCACCTGGTGAACCCTGCGCGCGGGGTAGCTGCGGTCGAAGCGGAACGGCCCCGGCTGGGGGCCGCTTTTGGGCAGTACCATGAACTGCTCGGCCCATTCATCCACGCGCAGTTCGGGGTCGGGGCGCGCGGCCTCCATTGCCGCGCGCAGCACAAGTTCGTAGCCGTCTGTCAGGTTCATGGGCTCCTTTCCACAACGCCGCTGCGCTTGCAGGCCAGGTAGGCCCGCAGGTGTTCAGCAAACTGCGCGGCCAGCACCGTGGCCCAAGCGCCCTGCCCTTCGCTGGGCGGCTCGCTGACCAGCAGCACGCGCTCCACGCTGGCACCTGCGCGCAGGCCGATGCGCATGTTCTTCACCCGCGCCGTATGCCCGGCCTGGGCAGCAGTCTGCAAAATGGTGCTGGTGAACACCTCGCGGCGGGCGACCTCACCCTCGCGTTCGAGGCTGCACCAGTGCACGTACGCGCTGTACGCTTGCGCGGCCAGGCAGCTCTGAAACGGCAGCCCGTCGATGTCCCCAGCGCTCCAGTCGTGCCAAAACCGCGCGGCACCAGCGTGGCGCGCGCCCTGGGCAGCGGCCTCACGCCGCTCCAGCTGCTGCACATGCTCGTGCGCGTCCAGCACATCCAGCTTGCGCAGGCCCGTGCGCTCCTCGGTCACCAGG